CACGTTGTCCATGTCAGTCTCCTTTATGGCAGAATCGTCGGCACCCACTTCAACAGTGCGAACACGACTGGGATGGCAATGGCCACGAATATCGGGAGACAGATCAGAGTTATGCGCTTGCTTATCTGATCGTGCCAGCCAAGATGTCTATGCAAAAGCCGGTGGTCATCGCGGAAGAGGATGAGGAGCACCCTGCCCCACCCTGGGGTACTCTCACTGTGCAACTCCTTCTCAAGCATCTCCAAGACGTGGTTATTCATTGGCGTTCTTCTCCTACATCGCCTCGTCGTCCAAGTGTGTCCAGAGCTCAGGGTGGATTTTGTTGATCTCGTACCGAGCCATGGCCGGATCCCAGCTCACGTAGAGATTCGGCGGCACTTCCCCTACGAACTCGCGCCCGCGCGCGATCGCATCCTTGAGCGTAGCCGGCACCGCCGTGGCAAAGAACTCTCGCACTCTGGCTCGCTCCGCGTCGCTCAGCTTGCCGGTCGAGGGCACGATGGGCGGCTGTGGGGGCTGTGGATGTTGGAGGGCCGCAACCCTCGTGTAGTCGGCTAGGCAGTTGCCCACGTAGTGACCCACGATGTCGAATCCCTTGGCTCGCCAGTCGGCAGCGGCCCCCGTCTGGAACAGCGAGGCGTAGAGCACGTCGGTATCGGGAATGACCCGCGCGTCGTAGCCAGTCAGCCAGGCGTAGTAGGCGTTCGGGTCCGGCGCGCCGCGGAAGCCGTGGACGGTATGCCCCGTCTGCCACACGGCCCGATCCCAGCCAATCTCGGTCAGGATGATCGGCGGCAGACGCATCCCGTGGGAGAGCATGACCTGACGGGCCTTCTTGTAGCGCATCACTCGCCAGGGGTGCCAGAGGAAGGCTACCCCGTCATCTCCTGCGACACCTTCTGGCCAGGCGTACTCGTGCAGCCCGAGGAAGTCGGCGTGGGCCAATGTCGCGGAGTAGAAGGGCCAGTGCTCCATCTTCGGCCAGCCGACGGAGAAGTTGCCCACGATGATACGATTGCCGTGCAGATGGAAGAGCCTCACCAGCTCGGACTCGAACTCGCACAAGCGGCGCATATCATCCTCACGCCAGGGGATGAACTCGTTGACGCTCTCCACCACGTCGGTCAAGCCGCGCCAGGCGTCATACTCCGGAGCGGTGCGCTCGAAGAACTTGTGCGCCCCGGCGATGCCCTCCAAGACCCATCCCTTCTGTTCGTCTACGTCCACCCATTTCCGCCGCCAGATGAACGGCCTGGGCACGCCGCACTGGTCGTACTCAGGCAGCACCTTTTCCCTCAACCATGCCGGAGTCACATTCCCCATGCACTTGATGGCCGGGTAGAGCGCCATCCGCAGGTGCTCCGCCGCCGCGTCGCTACTCTCCTGGACGTGGGCTGCTAGTTTCGTCATCGATCCCCTCTCCCTCCTCTGGATTCCCTACAGGCAAGGTCTTCTCGACCTCCGCGAAGGCCTGACGTACTTTGTCCCTGAGTAGGGTCTTCTCGATCTCTGCGATGGCCTGTCGCACCTTAGCCCTGAAGCTACTGAGTAGCAGAAGCGTCTCGACCTGAGCATCTATGGTGCCTGGTGCTCCAAAGCTGATCTCCGTTAGGAATCGCTCAAGAGTTCTTGCCTCCTCTAGCGTCACGGCCTTGATGTCCATCACCCTCTTCTCTCTATGTCATCGAGTCGCTGCTGTAGCCCCGCAATCTCGGCCTTGAGTGCCTCGCGCAAAGACCTTTAGGCAAACGCATCACGGTCTCCCCGAATCCTCTATGCTGCTGCGGGCGTAAGTAGACACACGTCAGAGGTCGCTATCGAAAAGTCAACGAAGTGAGCACCTAATACACAGCTCGAAAAGGTAGCGAAAGTTACCTTTCCTTCAATTGTCAGGGATGTCCCTGTAGCCCCAGCTTTTTGAGAAACGGTCAATGTTCCCCCGATTCCGCTTATATTGTCAGTGCCTACCTGTTGAATGGTAGCGACAAGTGCGTTAGAGGCAAATCCAGTAACCGTAACGAAGTAGGTGCGGGAAATGGCGCACGAACTGCCGCCAGTTGTCCTACCTGTCACCGAAACAAGCAGAAAGCCGTTGCACAAACTCCTGTATATCGAGTTAGCGGGTGCGGAAGGGGCTGTGAAAACCATCAAGTCCGCCATCGTGTTATCGGCTGGCCCTTTTATTGCTACCTCGGTAACGTCATAGATTGCAGTGGTGCTCGTGATGCCACGAATACGACCAGCAAGGAAAGCATCGCCTGTCCCAGCCCCCGACGTGCCGACGTTGAGGCCTGCCCCAACTATCAATGTATCGTTCGTTCTGAGGACATCAGCAGCGCTACGGAAAAGCCCAACATCAGCACCGAACATCATGGAGGAGGCAACGCTAAGAAGACCGCCCACGCTAAAGGCATTGTCTGTCTTCAATTCACCCGGGGCGTTACGATAAAGATTGCCAGTACCGCCACCCCAATCGATTACTCCTCCAGCCTCAAGCAACAGGTCGTCCTGTAAGGCTACATCTCCCACCCCTGCTGGTACGGTCACTGTGCCGACGTTGAGGCCAGGACCCCAATAGCCTGCCTGAACACCTCCGACCAGTATCCCAATCTGGTTGTCGCCGAGTCGGAAAAATCCCGTGTCGGGATCAGCGCAGAATCGAAGTCCTGGCACCTGTTTGTTGCCGTCGGCAATGCAGAGCCCACCCGTGAGCGCCAGGAAGATCGGACATTCTATCGCCTCTAGGTGAGAGGCCCGAGCACGCAGATCCTGAATCTCTTTCCAGAGAACTTCCAGTTCGTCAGACATCACTCGTCTCCACTGTCAAAACCTCCCCACGTTGCGCGTCGACTGTGAATCGTACTCCAGTGATCTTTCTAGTTGCAGAGAGCGAGATAGACCCAGCCTCGAACAACGCAGTGACTAGATCGCCCAAGTAGTAGTGCTTGCCATAGAGACAGGCTGGCACCTGAAGCAGGTCGAACGTCAGCACTGGTCGAGCCTCGTGCTCGTCCAGCAGCGCGTCGCCTTTACTGTTCAGACCGTCCACGCTAGGCGTATTGCGAGCGTCAGTGAACAACTCGTGACGATTCCAGGTACTGTCGTCGATGGTTCCCGCGTCGATTCGCCAGACCAATACTCGACTTGTCTGCTGACCCTGACCACCAACCCAGATAGCGTTCTTTTCAGTAGAGCGATGGACAGAAAGGACGGGTCTTGCCATGTTCCCGAGCGGCAGAGAGAAGATCACTGTAGCTGATCTGTCTGTACCGAGTTGTCCGTCGTACCAGCGGAACTCGAAGGTGGCCTCCCCAGTGCCTACGACATCAAAGTCGCCACCGCCGATCCTACCGATCTCCTGCAAGACCTCCAGCACATTCTTGGAGAAGCGGGCGAGATAGACAGGGTTTCCATTCGCTCCATCTAGCTCGATACTCAAACCTGTCGTCACGCGGCCCACGCCGGCGTCAGCCCCAACTTGCTCGAGTACGAACTCCTTAGCGACCGTCTCAGCGACGTTAGCCTTAGAGGCCTCTGACGAGGCAGTAAAGTTCGCAATGATGCGTCGATTGAGAAGATCGACGTACCCGCGTCCCTGACTCTGGAATGTGAACGAGCCATCTGCGTTGATAATGTAGTCGGCGTTGCGATGGAACGCTTCGATCTCTTTCGTCCAGTTGATGCTCTGCTCGGGCCAGCGCCGCCAGAACTCGAGCTGACCGTCCAGCTCAAAGAGTGCGACCTTGACATTCTCGCCAGACATACGTAGAGAGTACAGTGCCGGAGCATTGACCCGCTTCTCCGCGCTGAATGACTCGTAGTCGTCGACGATCGCGGCCAGTGATCCGTCAGCCTGTTTGAGCCTAATCTGCCAGATTACAGGCATGGTCTACTCCGGGCCTATGGCGAGCCAGTTGATGTCAATAGTCAGCGGGTCGCCGGGATAGCTGATCTCTCGACAGTAGACAATCGTGCAGGAACTTGCGCTTGCAGTGACGCAACGTAGTCTTACAATCTGATCGAGAGGAACAGATGTTGCAAGACTGACAACGACCAGTGGACTATACGAGAAGGCGATTGGGAAGTTGAACTGAATCGTGGCTTGGGAAGTGTCGCCAAAGGCAGCAGCTTTGCAACCCACCTGCATTCTTACGGCGGTGGGGGTGTAGCTGTTCGCACCTGAGACATCCCACTCCGTCGCACTCCCCCCCTGTCTCCGCGTGAGTGCGGGCACGCGGTTGCCCACCTTGGTGTCGTCTATCGAGTCGTCTGGGTGGTCTAGTAGCGCCGCCCCCTTGTGCGTGTTCAGGGCCGTCGTTACAGCATCGACCGTGTCCTTCCGCGCGATATCGTCGGCAGCAGAAGGGGCTGCCACCGCTGCACGCCCAGACGCATCTCGATGCACCAGCTTGTTCGCAGTCGGGTCTGCCGTACTGCCATGAGTCCCTACTGTCGCGAGCGCTGCGTGCGTTGCTATATCCGTCGTAACAGTGCTCTTCAGCGCGATATCGTCAGCAGCAGAGGGGGCTACCACCTTGGCCCGACCCGCAGCATCTCGATGGACTAGCTTGTTCGCAGTTGCTGCAGTCGTACTGCCGTGGGTACCTGCCGTTGCCAGCGCCGCGTGGGCATCCACGTAGGCTTTGGTCGCCGCATCCTGCGCCGCCGCTGGGTCTGCAAATCGAGCCCTAGCGGAAGCGTCACGTATGACCACCTTGCTTGCGGTCTCTGCCGAGACTGCTCCGTGAATCCCCGTCGTTGCCGCGATGTGAGCAGCAAGGTTAGCGATCACGTCGATGTTCGGCGCCAGGTAGTGTCGATCGTCCGTGATGCTCACCACGTCACCAGTGGTGATCGTCCCGTAGGCGATACTGATGTCCCAGGTCACTCCGGAGTTGTGGACGGCATCTGGTGGTGCCGGCGCACCATCTGCGGCCTCGAGCAGCGTGATTCGCACTGTTTGAGCTACCCAGCTCGCTCGAAGGACCAATCGCCAACCAGTCGTGCCAACAACTGGGTGAGTGAGTCCCTTTGTCACAGCTGACGTATTCCAGTACGGATAGCCGTAGACTACAGCCCCGCCAGTGTCGATCTGAAGATTACGCCCCCCAATGTCTGTGACCTCGAGATCGTTCAAGAACCCAAGAGCTACACCCTCGGTGTCGGGATCGTTCAGCCACAGCATCCGGAACCACTGGGTCAGCTCGGCCATCGTGTATCCACCGGCCGCACCGTCTCCAGTACCGTCCGTTGTCCAATGCCCACTATCTTCAGCCATGTCTCCTCCTACAGCCCCACGTACCTGCAACGGTATGAAATGGCGATTTCGGTATTGGCGTTGATGCCCGTCCCAGTGACTTGAACGTCATTGATCCCACTCGCCGCCTCTGGATCGGCCGCGAGGTGCCA